ATTAAATATATTGCAGACAGTACAAATAAAAAGATAAAAAAGGCATCTGCCCAATTCAATATCGGCACATCTTTTTGTGAAAGTATATGAAACAACACGGAAAATGTAATGGAAAGAAGCCCCCAATCTGTTATCTTTTTCATTTTTTTGATTTTCTGACAGTTTCAAATTTACGTTCGATCTTTTCCCACAAATCGATCACCTCTTCCCGCAATTCGTTTTCAAGGTTTTTTTCTTCTACTATTTGAATTGCGTCCTCCATCGATTGTGACAGTTTAAGTTCCCCTGCACAATACATTGTATTTTTTTTGTAATCTTTTATGTATTGCAAGTTTGCCCGCACATCATCTATTCCATACCCATAAATAATAATAACAGGTGCTTTGCGGTACGGTTCGTCTACCGATTTGACGACTTCAATTTCGGTTTCAATTCCAATTACTTTTTTTACTTCTTTTCCACCAACTCGAACAACTTTATTTATTTTGTCGGGTGAATTGAATTTTAACCGAACACTAGCATAGAATTTAACAGCTTCACCACCAGGTGTTGTGAACTTCGGTCCGTACGTGTCCGTACTAACCCTTATTTGGTTACTACAGACCATAAGGAAATTTTTCTTTTTAATTACCCGACAAGTTCTACGTAACTGCTCACTAAATTCTTTAGCTCTCCTCATCCCCATCTTGTCACCCTCTTCTTTTTCCATTTCTGTATTAGTGGAAAGGGCAGCCAAAGAATCGGCAAAAATACCATGAATCGTGTTCACCTTAACGTCCGTCTGTGGTTCCCACGCACGTATGTTCGTGAACAGTTCCGTAACCGTGTCGGGCCTGTAGTAGTTCTTCGGGTTAAGTTTCATTCCGAATATTGACGCAAATTCTTTATCCAACCGTGCCTCTGGATCGTTAAACTGCGATTCACCTCCTTGCGCACCAATGTTTCCTGAAACTTCACTCAATAGGGCCGTCTTACCACTTTGTGAAGGTCCAAAAGCTTCAACCAATATACCACCAGGTAAACCACCCCCGTGAATACGTTTGCCGGAAATAGCCAGATCTAGTAGTGTACTACCCGTACTTATTACAGTATCAAAATTACCTTCAAAATCTTCTTTCGGTTCTTTCGGCTTAGAAACATGTTGCTTCATTTGCTTACTTAGTTTTTCACTTATTTTAGTTCTTTCCATTATATACCTTTTATGATCTGTGTAATATGTGTTTCAGAAATGCCTTTCATACGTAATTCAGTTTTCAACGAACGTTTAAAATCCCACATTGTTTTTTCAGGGGTTTTAATTTTTTCAGTATTCCACTTTTCACGTATTCTTACTATTACTTCTTTAATCAATTCTGTTTCATCATCACCACACATTTGTACTGTATTAGCCCAATCATGCAATTCATCTATTATAATTATAGTTTTTGTACAACATTTTGCGACGGTATATAAAGAAAAGAAAGCGTGCAACTCCCGTGGGAGAAGCACACCTACTAATTTAGTATCAACTTTTTTCTTATTTGAACTGCTTTTAAGAATCGTCATTTTTACTTTTTATTTGTTTTTTCTTTTGCATCTGCACAAGCACTCCAGCAATCACAATCATCACAATCGTCAAACTTTTCTGCATCTACACCAAACCTATGCCCACATGGGCATTTTCCTTTAGAAGGGGAGTTCGTCTTCATATTCGGCGTAGCTAACGGTTCTTTTTTTTTGGGCGTCTTAACCGGGGTATCATCCTCATCATCTTCTTCTTCTACTGGTTTCCTACCAGTCCCATTACAAATTGGACAACGTTTACCATGTGAATTTTTACCAGTTCCTTGGCAAGCTACACAACGTTCCTTTTTTGGGATTTCCGGTTCGTCATCATTTTCGTCTTCGTCCTTATTTTCTTCTACCGGTTTACGTTTTGAAGTGGTGGCAATAGGTTTCTTTACTTTTACAGGTTCTTTATCTTCATCATCGTCTTCATCCTCATCTTCTTCAACTTTTGAGGTTGGTTTTCTTTTTGAAGTTTTTGAAACCGGTTTCTTTACTGGTTCATCATCATCTTCTTCTGTATCATCTTCATCATCTTCTTCTACTTTACGTGAAGGTTTATTTGAAACAGGTTTTTTTGTACGTTTCGGCTCATCATCGTCTTCATCATCCTTTAAATTTCCACCCTCTTCTTCTTCATCAATTTCAAGAAAAGCAGCTTTCAATGTTTCATAAGAAAGTACTGAAGCGGCGATAATATCGTCCAAATTTGGAGATTCATCCAAAATAGATTCATCATATGGTTCGTTTCTTTCTTCAAAATCTACATGGTTTACTTCCGGGAATGGTTTGCTGTCGCCGATCGATTTCCACTTCAATGAACATTTCACGGTTAACCCTTCTTCCAAATCTGGAAATATTTCATAATCCTCATTTTCTTCCAACGCGTCCTTTAATGTGTCATGAAAAAGGGCTTCCGACATATCCCATACATAGGGCACTTCTTCATGTTTTTTGGAACCTTTTGGAATAACAGCATACAATACACGGGACTTTGGGTACAACGCAATAGCTGCTTGTTTATCCGTATCAAACAGTTCTTTTTGTACTTCACAAATAGGACAGCGTTTGCCAATAGAAGAAAGGCAAATATAATTTTTCTTATCAGCGCCAATACTGCGATGAAGTTTAAAAGGGCGGCGGTACCAAAGATCACCAACCGCAATTTCATCCGGGTGTTTCTTATCGTTTACAACATATGGAATGAAATCCAGTTTTATCCGTTTTTCAACTTCATCCAATATTAACGAATTAACACCTTTTGGCAATTGGAGGTGATTATAACCACCACCGGAACGAGTTAATTTTTTTGCATTAGCAGATACACGACCTTTGAAACTACTTGTTTTTTTCGATTTTTTAATTGACATACTTTTTAAATTTAAAGTGTTATTATTTACTACGTTTTAATTTACTGGAAATACCGTTAGCCATTTTCTGGTCACGTTCATTTTCCGCTTTGCGTTGTGCCCTAAGTGTAGTAAGATCCCGTGGAACTTTCGGCCCTGCAAAGTATTGTTGCCCGTGCAAGCGAACCATATTTTCAAGTGCTGTTTTGCGTTGATCGAAAGCAATTACGGCTGCTTGTGCCATATCTGCTTCATATTTAGCATCCAAATATTCTTTGAATGCTTTTTTGTAGTTGGCAGATACAAGTATTGCGCTGGATACGGAACCTTCCGTAATTTTTGAAATATCATACTTATCAGGGTTTTCTCTTATATCTCTATCTACTTCTGCCTTTACCACATCTAAGTTCTGTTTTGCTTCATCAACCTTCCGTCGCATTTGTGCCGAATGTTGTGAATACTTCATAAATAACATTGGCTGGTTCAACCATTCAATATCAAGGGAACTTTCATCAATTTCAATTTCTCGTTCGTAATTCATAATTATACATTTTTTGTTTTTAATTTTTATCCTTTCATAATTGAATAGCATGCAAACACCAAACCAGGGAACCCCGTATTATAGAATGGTTCTAACATATTTTCCATAATTAAACCGGCACGCATATCGTCATTTTTAAGCAATACAGCTTGGCAATACCCAAGTATAATACGGCGAATTGTTTCTGGTTCCTGGTCTTTCAATCCCAAAAGAATTGTACTAACTTCTTTCCAACGGGCACCCCGAATTAGGGACCGGCAAAGTTCAATAGCGGCGGACTGTTCGAAGGCTGATTTTTGGGCGATAGAAAGGCGACGTTCAACGGGAACACTTAAAACCTGTTCCAGTATATTTATTGCATTTCGTGGGTGACCCAAGCTATCTTGTGCAATTTGTTCGTATACTTCCCTTGCTAAAGTTTCACCTTCTTTTCGAACAATACCCTTCAACAATCCGATCATTTGTGAATTGTTCAGCGTATGAACATTGATAATGATACAACGTCCACGAATAGGTTCGATTAATTTTTGAGGTTCTGTGGTACACAGAAAAAAGAAAGTGTGCTCTGGTGGATTTTCTAATATTTTGAGCATTGCATTTTGGGCATCAATTGTCATTTTTTGTGATTCATCTAATACCCAACCTCTTCGTTTACCTTCAATTGGTTTATATGAACTATTAGAACGAATATCACGTACAGTATCAATACCACGAAATTGTCCCGAATCAATTTCTTTAAGATCGTTTCCAACACAACCTAATGCTCTCGCAAATATATATGCAAG